GTAACTTTCTTTTTTACTTTAGGAATCATTTTATTATATTTGTAAAAACAAAATTATGAAAAAGATCGTAGAAAAGAAAACCAAAGAAGTATATCCTTCTAAGATGGCAAAGTCTAAACACGAGAAAGGTGAGTCTAAGAAAGAAATGATTAAAGAGTACGGCATGAAGGCCGCTCTGAAGAAGATGAAGAAATAATGAAAGACCCACGATTAGAGCGAGCAGGCGTTGAGGGCTTCAATAAGCCCAAGCGAACTCCAAGTCATCCGACCAAGAGTCATATTGTTGTGGCTAAGGAAGGCTCAGAAATTAAGACGATACGTTTTGGTCAGCAGGGAGTAAAGACAAATCACACGGTAGGTCAACTTGAGGCTTTTAAGAGCCGTCACGCAAGTAATATTGCTAAGGGGAAGATGTCGGCAGCGTATTGGGCTAACGTTACTAAATGGGCCCCTAGTAAAACTAGTAGCCCAAGTACGAAATGGAAAAAGGGGTAGCAAAGAAATCCAATCCAGCGTTATGGAATCGCATTGTGTCAAGCGTTAAGTCGGGCACAAAGGGCGGTGATGCAGGTCAATGGTCAGCTAGGAAGAGTCAGTTGGCTGTTGCTAAGTATAAAGAAGCTGGAGGTAAATACTCAGGCAAGAAGTCCTCTGACAACAGCCTGTCCAAATGGACAAAGCAAGAGTGGGGCACGAAGAGTGGTAAGCCTAGCAAGGAGACTGGAGAGAGGTACTTACCTAAGAAGGCTATTGCTGCGTTAAGTGACGCAGAGTACGCAGCCACTACAAAAGCGAAGCGTGAGGGTGGCGGTGTAGGATCGGTTGTTCCGCAGCCTAAGAAGATAGCAAAGAAAACATCGAGATATGGGAAATAGTAAGACATCAAAATACTACGCAGAGAATCCTAAAGCTGCTGAGAAAAGGCGTGAATACCAAAGAGAGCTTAACGCTACTCCTGAGCGCAAGAAATATAGAGCTGAACATGTGAAGGTAAGACGAGAAGCTGACTTATATGGTAAGGGAGGTCCTGATATGAGTAAGAAAAAAAATGGTAACTTTGTAAAAGAAAGTCCATCGGCTAATAGAGGTCGAAATGGCGCAAATGGTAAGAGTACTAAAAAATAAAAGATATGCCTAATTTAAAATTACAAACCAGCAGAGCAGCTGCTGTAACGCCTGATGATAATGCTAACATCCCATTTCCTGGAGATAATACAGCTGCGCCTAATGCTGCGCAGTGGCCATGTGTCCTATATGTAGGTACAGGTGGTGCGTTAGACATCAGGACGGCTGATGGTGATGACGTATCATTGATTAATGTTCCTGACGGAACGTTTATTCCGATTCAAGTTATACGAGTATTTACTACTTCAACAGCTGACGATATTATCGCTCTTTGGTAATTTATGGCAATACAAATATCCATATCGAATGCTATAGGATCTAGGTATAGGGGTAGTGTTGTGCCACCCGTTGACCCAGACGCACAAGCATTTATAACAGCAGCTTCAATAACAGACCCTACTCAACAAGCGGCTATTAATACTTTAGTAGTTGACTTGAAAGGGTATAACATTTGGACAAAGTTTAAAGCAATATACCCAATAGTAGGGGGCGTAGCAAGTTCTCATGCTGTCAACCTTAAAACGCCTGGCACATTTAACTTGACATTTACAACTGGATGGACACATTCAAGTACTGGAATGACACCAAATGGAACAAGTGCTTATGCAAACACATCATTAATACCGAATTCTATTTTATCTTTAAATTCAACGCATATATCAGGTTACATTAGAAATAATATAAATTCACCAGGACCAATTATAAGTAGCGAAGATGCTGGAAGTTATAATAATGGATTATATATCTGGCCAAAACAAGCTGCAAATCAATATTCAATAAGAGTAAATGACAGTTTTAGTGATTTTGCAATAGTTACTTATGATGTGAGAGGGTTTCATATAGCTATTAGAACAGGGGCTAACGTAAAAAAATATAGAGTAAATACTACACAAATATTTAATTCTACAACTAATTCAAGTGCCTTAAATACAAGCAGTATGTATATAGGTGCTTCAAGAAATAACGCTAATTATTTTAATAATGAAATAGCATTTAGTTCAATAGGAGACGGACTAACAGATACAGAAGCAGCTAATTTTTACACAGCGGTACAAGCATATCAAACAACTTTAGGTAGGTCAATAGGCACACAAACAGTTTCAGACGCAGACGCACAAGCTTTTGTTACGGCTGCTAATATTACAGACCAAGTTCAAGCAGACGCAATTAATAACCTTGTAATAGGAATGAAAGCGGACGGTATATGGACTAAGATGAAATCAATATATCCAATTGTGGGAGGTGTAGCAAGTTCTCACGCTGTTAATCTTAAGACTCCAGGCACATTTAACTTGACATTTACAAACGCATGGACTCATAGTTCAACAGGAATGACACCAAATGGAACAAGTGCTTATGCAAATACTGGCTTTAATCCTTTGACTCAATCTTTACCAAGGAATAGTGCTTCAATGGGTGTTTATAACAGAACAGATACATTAACAACTGGAGCTCATGGTCAAAGAGTTTCTAACACTTTTGAAATATTTGAAAGGTGGACAAATAACACTGCATATTGTTATATAAATGATAATAGTGGAGGATTTCAAACAGCTAATTTAGATTCAAGAGGTTTATTCCAAGGCTCAAGAACTGCATTAAGTTCAATAAGATTAAATATAAATACAGCTCAATATACTGGAACACAAGCCTCGACTGGTGATTCTAATGGGAATTTATGGATAGGAGCAAGTAATAACGGTGGAACAGGAACATTTTTTAATAATAGAGAAATTGCATTTTTCTATATTGGAGAAGGATTTAACAATACAGAAATGCAAAACATTTATACAAGAGTACAAGCATATCAAACAACATTATCCAGAAATATTTAGGTATTATGCAAGGTAGAATAGTAACAAACCAACAAGCAGAAGAATTACAAGGAGTATTCTTTGACGCTGACACATTTTTTAATTTCGTTCAGGATATTAACGATGTATATTTTTTATTTTTAAGTGAACAAGACGAAGCGGATATTGCTCCGACTGAATACGCTTATTTATTAGATATTCCTTTGAGTCCTTTTGAACCAAAACCAACACCACCACCTTTTAATTAATAAGATATGAGCGTACCAGCAGGAACAAGATTTATAGGAATTCAGCCAGGCGTTGACATGGTTGAAAGAAAGTCCAGTCAAGCGAACAGCCCGACAGAGGTGTATACTATTGATGAGATTAGAACGAGTTTATACTCAGCAACATTTTTTGATACCACAACTCAAAATAATGGAGGGGCTACAACAGCTAATCAAGTTAAAATAAATACAACACAACAATCAACTGGATTTACATTAAGTAATGATTCAATTGAAGTATTGAATAATGGAGTTTACTTTATTAACTTATTGATGCAGCTTGCATTCACTGGTGGTGCATCAAATTATAATGTCACCGTATGGTTTACTATTGATGATGTAATTGTGCCAAATTCAGCATTCACATTCACAACAACAGGAGCTCAGAATGATCAAACTCTTGCAAATATTACAGATACAATATCATTGACAGCTGGTCAAGTAATAAAGTTTTATTGGTGGTCACAAGCTACTGGAATGAAATTATTATCAACAGCAGCTGGATCTAATCCAACAAGACCATTGTCTCCATCTGTTAATTTTACAATCTTTAATGTTGGATAATAAGTGAAGTACCTTATACCTTTCTTGTTAATCATTTTATCATGCACACCTCAACGAAGATTTGACAGGTTAGTTAAGAAGTACCCATATCTTTTAACAAGTGACACGCTTGTAATTAGAGATACAATACGCGATACAATTCGCATTACTATTCCAGACGTTCAGGTTGATACTATAGTTAGTATTAAAGAGCTTTATGATACAGTTACCATAGAGAAAGATCGGATAAAAGTTAAGGTTTGGCGAGTAAAAGACAAGGTATATATAAATGGCAAATGCGACACTGTATATATCGAAAAGCCGATAGAACGGATAGTCTATAGGAAGATACCTGTAAAGTATTACGAAAAGACTCCTTGGTATAAGATATTGCTGCATAATGTTCTAGGAATTTTATTAATTTTGCTTATAATATATACTACGTATAGGATTATAAGAAATTACTTAATATGAAAACAAAATTACTTTTACTAGCAGCATCATTTTTAGCAGTACTTTCTCCAGTCAAACCAATGATATATGTTGCTTTACTTGCAATTGTTTTAGATACGGCATTTGGCATTTGGCGAAGTGTTAGAAAAGGAGGATGGAAGGCTATTAGAAGTAGAAGATTGTCTCACGTTGTAAGTAAATCACTTTTGTATTGTGGAGCAATATTATTTATATTTTTGGTTGAGAAATACATAGCTGCTGATTTACTAGCTCACTTTATATCAGTTGATCTTGTAATGACAAAGATAGTAGCATTCTTTTGTGTTGCTGTAGAGATTAAGTCAATTAATGAAAGCTATGAATCGGTTACTGGTAAGAACTTACTAAAGTCATTAAGAGAGTTCGTAACAAGGGCAAAAGAAGAAGCAGATAAATTAACATGAAGTTAGATATAACAAAAATAGTTCAGGCTAGACTAAAGGATAGCCAATATTTTCAAGAGGAAACTCCTAAGAATCAGATTTACTTGCACCATACTGCTGGAGGTGGAAATGCTGTTGCTGTATCTAAATATTGGGATACTACAAAAGATAGAGTTGCTACTGCATTTGTAATAGGTAGCAGGGGTACTATTGTTCAGTGTTTTTCATCTAGAGAGTGGGCTTATCATTTAGGACTAAAGAATGCTCCATTTTCAAATATGGGATTACCTTATAAACCACTTGATAAATTCTCAGTTGGCATTGAGGTATGTAATTATGGTCCACTTAAAGAGAAGAATGGTAAGTTCTATAATTATGTTGGTGGTGTTGTTGATCCAAGTGAAGTAACTAAACTTGACAAGCCATTTAAAGGACATTTTCTTTGGCAGAAATATACTGATGAGCAGATTGAGAGCTTACGTCAATTGGTTGTATATTTGTGTGAGACATATGACATACCTAAGGATTATAATGATGACATTTGGGATTTATCGAAAAGAGCTATGAAAGGTGATGATGGTATATTTACTCACAATTCAGTAAGAAAAGATAAGTCTGACATGTATCCATGTCCACGAGTAATTGAGATGTTAAAGAGTTTGTAATGAAAAAGCAGAAAGACATATCATCATTTATAGTGAAGCCAAAGGTAAGTAGACCTGGTGTGCATGCTAAGACAAAGACGAGTAAGACAAAGACAAGTAAGAATTACAAAAAACAATATAAAGGACAAGGGAAATGAAAGTAAATAATTATCCAGTTAAAACTCCAGCAGCTGGAGACAAACTATTTGGTAGTGATGCTAGTGGTGATCAGAAACAATTTGACATGTCGGCTGTTAGTAGCAATGTATTTCAATATGAGATAGGCGAGTACGTTGAGGATGAAGGTGGAGTAATATTTCATAAATATTTAGATGGTAATACTCAGAATTATTTGGTTGTTTCAATTACTGATCAAAGTTCTGGACAGGCTTGGAGCAATGTTACATCTACATTAATTGGTTCAACTGCTCAAAGTACATGGGATGGGTTGTCTAATAGTAATGCAATTATAGGGCAAGTAGGATTTACAAATGGTGCTGCTAAAACGTGTTTAGATTTAATTTCATTAGATAAAAATGATTGGTATTTACCAGCTATTGATGAACTTAGTTTACTTTGGCAAAATAGATTTAATATAAATAGAACTTTATCTGGTAATTCAAGTTATGGAGTTATATCTGGAAGTGAAATTATTTCATATACCAATAATGGTTATTGGAGTAGTACTGAATTTGATAATGCTAGATCAGTTGCGCAAAGTTTATTTGTAAATGGCGGACCATCTTTGGAGCAAAAAAATAATTCTTCTCTTTCTATTCGAGCTATAAGAAAATTTAGTATATAAATACTATATTTGCAATATAAAAATTTAATAAAATGAAAAAAATTGAACAAGACGAACTGTCTAAATTGACAGAACTTAATCGCAGCTTTAGAGATTTGAAGTTTGAAGTTGCTGACATAGAGCTTTCGTTTGAAAGATTAAAAAGCAAAAAGAAATCAACTCTAGCAAATTTAGAAATAGCGGCACATGATTTAGCAAAATATCAAGAAGAAATAATTGCTAAATATGGCGATATAACTATCAACCTACAGACTGGTGAATATAATTAGAAAAATATCAATTGGCCCTGACTATATGAAATCAATGAACTATACTGTTGGACAGGAAGTTCTTGATAAAAGTTATTCTATCTATCAGATAATAAGAAATGAAGATGGTATTAAACTTTATATCATAAAAGATGGCGAGATTGTTTTATGGAAGGAGTTTTCGGACACTGTTCCTGTATCAATTGAATATAATATAAATTTCTAATGAAAGCACCATACTGTTTTATCATCAAAGCTGTTGATGGTAGGAGGTATGACAACATAAGAACTTACGGAGACAAAGAGTTCATTGTAAGTACCTCGCAAGAAGATCACACAGTTTCAAATAGATTTGCTGAAGTAATATCTGTTCCAATTTATTATGATGGGCCTATAACTATTGGTGACATTGTTGTTGTCCATCATAACGTATTTAAGTTTTACTATGACATGAGGGGTAGACAAAAGAGCAGTTGGCATCACTTAAAGGATGACCTATTTGTAGTTGAGCCTGAGCAGGTGTATTTGTATTCCAAAGATAAAAACCTTTGGAGTGCACCATCTCCATTTGTTTTCATTCGACCTGTGCCATCTGAGGACAAGATGTTTAATCCCATAGGTTCATTTGAAGAACTTTGGGGTGAGGTTGTATTTAAAAATGATGATATGACGGAAGTTGAGGTTGGTGATATTGTGTCATTCACTCCTGATAGTGAATATGAATTTAGAATAAATAATGAAGTTCTTTATAGAATGTATAATCGAAATATATGTCTAAAAAAATAGAGATATTAGAGGCAGCTAAGATTGCTATTGATGAGTTGGTAAAGGTATTGAAAGAACCAATTATCACTCGATCTGAAGATGATATATCAGCAGATAAATTAAAGAACGCTGCATCGGCTAAAAGGTTGGCATTTGAGGATGCCTTGAATATGTTAGCTAAGATTGAGGAGGAGGAGAATAAAAGTAGTGATTCACCTACGATAAACGTAGGAAATGGTGGATTCGCAGAAGGTAGAGCAAAGAAGAAGTAAATACTTTTTACAAAAAGGCGTATAAATGGAAAATAATCTTTACGTTATACTAGATGATTACATTCCTAAGAATGTATTGACAACCAAAAATAGACATAAGTCTTGGGAGTATGGTTATAATAAAGATTATGACATTGTAGTTATATCAAAAGATGGAACTATTGGTCAGATATACGAAATTAATAGCGTTAAGATTGCACTTCCTTCAACACCTGAAAAAGTTACCGATTACGGCAACAAATGGGTAGCGCAAGAGTACCCATCTGAACTACAAAAAATCAAGACAATATTTGATTGGAATAGGCGAGATAATGCTTTTAAGTCGAAGTATGTTGACTTGATTGAAGCAGAATTTGACAAACGAGATAATGGTCATTGGTTTATAAATAATGGTAAGCCAACCTATATGACAGGCACACATTACATGTATTTACAATGGACAAAGATTGATATTGGTCTACCTGACTTTAGGGAATCAAACAGGATATTCTATATCTATTGGGAGGCATGTAAGGCTGACAATAGGTGTTTTGGAATGGAATACTTGAAAAATAGGCGTTCTGGTTTCTCATTTATGTCTAGCTCGGAGATATGTAATACTGGTACAATAGTAAGAGATTCTAGGATTGGTATATTGTCAAAGACTGGTAGTGATGCCAAGAAGATGTTTACTGATAAAGTTGTTCCAATTGTAAGAAACTATCCGTTCTTCTTCAAGCCTATTCAGGATGGTATGGATAATCCAAAGACTGAGTTAGCATTTCGTGTTCCTGCTAGTAAGATTACTCGTAAGAAT